TGGCGACGAATCAATACGATGCAGAATTATTTCTCCGTAAAGATTTGCACATCCGGGGGTTATGTCTAGGAGTACCTGTACTGCCATTTCTCATGACTCACGGTCATAATCATTCAAGCGATGATTTCATAATTTGACCCTAAACAGCTTTATGATGCAGGTGGAACGCACTGCAGCCGAACCGAAAAGGTAGGCAGTTATGCTAAAAACGCCGGATGGTGATCCTAAGCGTCTTTGTCCCCACAAGGGAGGGAGTTTTACATAATCACTACACAAGCCGAAAGGAAGAAGATACGCAATCAACGTATCGCAAACGCAAATATGCAGCGCAAGCTGGTACGTGAAGAACGCACCCGCACTGCAAATGCGCCGGCGAAAGCTCAACCGAACCGGAGCCCGTCACGTCTCCCGACGTTGGCCGATTTCTATGGAGGAGATTTAATCAAACCTCCCATGGATCATCCGACTGCTGGTGTCGCTGGCTCTAAGCGTGGACAGTATATCACTCACCGAGTGACGCTTCCCGCTTTAGCCGCTGATGGCAATGGCTATGCTATTGTCTTCAATCCACATTATGTTTGTGGGAACACCATCCTAGGAAACCCGGCCGCGGGCGCCGGAGCTCCTGCAGCTCTGAGCACAATTAAGATCTACAAGGACATTACCACTGCCACAGCCCTCACAGGTCTGGGCCCGGTAACGCTCCCTGGAGTTCTTTCAGGTCAGTATCAAACTGACAACACTTATGGTATGGGCACAGGTACAAACCGGTTCCTTGGAGCTAAGTTCGTTCTCACAGAGAATACAACTTCGCTCAATCTTGGTGCCAAGATCTACAAGGTAGACTCGAATCGAGCCCTTGTGACTTGGGCTGCCACAGGAACTCCGGCGTACCAATGGGCCACTGTCGCGGATCTTACCGATTCCCGCTTCAATACCATAACGACGAACATGAACGTCGTGACCGGAAAAGCTGATCTTCGCTTCGTTCCTCACTCCGCTGAGGAGCACGATCCGCGCGAACTCGTCCAATGGGTCAACACCCTTGGTGCGACTGGCGCAACCGCGAGTTCAGTCCAGAACCAGAACATCCTTCCCCCCATCGGCCAAGTGGCAGATGAAGGATTTACGAAGGCTATTCTAGTTTTCCCGTTCGCGGCAGCTTCGTCAGGTGTTACGTTCACTTTAGACATCTCAATCTGGTGCGAGAATCGGCGATTCACGCCCGGGGCGGATGCTTTTGAGACTACTCTCACTGTTCCCGATGACAGGGCCTGGTTTTCAAACCCCTCTGTTATCGCAGCCAACGTCAACCAAATCGCAGCCATCAAAGATGGTGGTTTCGATTATGGCGGTATGGCTAGACTCGCAGCAGGTGTAGGCGGACGGTTCGCTCCCTCTCTTATTAAGGGAGGTCGTAGCTTGCTGTCACGCTACACAGGAGGAGGTTCCGAGCTTGCAATTCAAGCAGGCAAGTACCTCGTCGGTGCTGGAGTCGGAGCAGGAGCCTACGGTTCGGTGGCCCAGGTGGACCGTCTTATGAACTACTAGGACAGCAGTACCGGGGGCGAGGAATCTATAATGGTTAGTCCCGCACCATCTGTCATTTCTGAACAGTTGGACGGCTATTCCGCAGATATCTCTAGCGACCCCGGTACAGGCTCCTTCGCTAACGATCCCGTCGATGAAGTTCAAGAAATCATCGACCGAGTTCAAATTGAAGGCACCGGTCTCACGTCTAAAGAACGGACAACCTTGTCTGATCTTAAGGACACTTACGACGACTTCAAAAATGTTGTCGACGGTGTCGAAACCATCGTCGATGTCCTCGACAAGCTTTCCAAATTAGGAACCTTGCTTGAGACTATCGGCGGAGGTGCAATTGGTCTCGGCCTGTCTCTCGTCGGAGAAGTATTCGATGCTTTTAAAGAGGCATACGAGTTCTTCGACGGAACAGAGAATCAGAAGATTCAAGCTGAGGCACTTGCGGGGCTCGTGGCTAAACTGCCACGCCCCGGAGGGAACATCCAGACAACACCTGTTGATTCGGATGACGGTTCTTGGGACATCCCTGATGGCTCTTCAGCTACCAGCGAGTCGCCCCATGGGACCGGTACGCCCCCTCCGGCGACTACCTACCATTATGCTCCGATCAGCGATGCCACCGCCAACTGGCGGGCCACTGGCTTCCGACTGATCTATGGCAGAGTAGGCCCCAACGGGGAACAAACTGAAATCAGATTCGTGCCGCCCGGTGGCATGTATCCTGATGGCTTATCGCTCTTGGGCAACACTACTGTTGCACCCCAAGATCCGAAGCCCCAGAAACCTTCCAAACCTGGGTCGGGCGGTCCAAACCGCCGTCCGAAGCCGAAAGTTCCCCCGCGTCCCCATCCGACTCTCCCTCCTGCGGCAGCCAATCCGGCGCCTCCAGGTGGGAATCCCC